GACAGGCTAAAGTAGCACAGGCTAAAGCTAAAGCAGTTGTAGCTGAGAAAGTGGCTGCAGGAGAAGTCGCATGGGAAAAGTCTATGGCAGACTCAACAGATAATAGCTGGAAAGACGAATTTGCCTTGACAGTTTTACTTTTACCTGCTATACTAGTATTTATACCTAGCATGACAGAATACGTAAGAACAGGCTTTGAAGTATTAAATACACTACCTGAGTGGTATCAGTATCTTTTATTTATAGCAATTAGTGCATCCTTTGGTATTAAAGGTGCAGGTCAAGCTATGAAAATAATGGGGAAGAAATGAACTTAATTAAACTACAAGACGAATTAGCTAATGACGAAGGAATTAAATACGAGACATATAGATGTTCACTTGGGCATCCAACTGGGGGAATAGGTCATCTTATCACTGAATGGGATGAAGAATACTACAGTAAACCTATAGGAACTAAGATACCACATGACCAAGTAGATGACTGGTTTGCGAAAGATATAGAAACAACTATAAAAGATTGTAACCTATTGTTTTCGCAATTTAATAACCTACCTGAAGACATACAACACGTATTAGCAAATATGTGTTTTCAATTAGGTAGACCTCGCTTATCTAAGTTTAAGAATATGATTGCAGCAGTAGAAGACTTAGACTGGCATAAAATGGCAGATGAGATGGAAAATTCTCGTTGGTTTAAACAAACAAAAAACAGAGCCAAACGTCTAATAGCAATAGTTGATAGACAACATCATAGAGAGAACATACCGGTATGAGTAGAGAACTAACTGAAAGACAACAAAAGTTTCTAGCTGTTTTATTTGATGAAGCAGGTGGAGATGTAGTAGCAGCTAAGAAGTTGGCAGGTTATGCTGAAACATCTAGCACAACAGAGATAGTGAAATCCATGAAGGATGAGATACTAGAAGCTACGCAGTTGTTTATGAGTAGGAACGCACCTAAAGCTGCAATGGCTATGGTGGGTGGTTTATATGACCCTACCGAGTTAGGTTTAAAAGATAAGATGATGGCAGCTAAAGAATTACTAGACAGGACAGGCTTAGTGAAGACTGAGAAAATGCAAGTAGAAAGCACTGGTGGTGTTATGCTATTACCTGCAAAGAATGATGGATAGAAGTGTAGGTAAGTGGAAGTTACCACAACCAACAGACTTAAAAGATGAAGAACAAAATGAATGGATACAGATACCACGTATAGCTAGGACTGTTCCATTTGGATACAAGTTAAATGAAGAAGACCCTGATTTACTCGACCCAATAGCATTTGAACTAGAAGCCATAGAAATGGCAAGAAAGTATATAAAACAATATTCGTATCGTGAAGTAGCTAATTGGCTAACAACTAAAACAAATAGAGTTATATCACATGTAGGGTTAAGGAAACGATTAATACATGAAAAACAACGTAAGGACCAAGCTAGAACTCTCCGAAAGTGGGCAGCTTATGCCGAGAAAGCAATCGAGAAAGCGAAAGCCATCGAAGAAGAAAGAACAGGTGCAAGAGCCTAAGATACAGGAAGTTGCAGACGTAGAAGCAGTACCTGTAGAAGAACAAAATGTAGTATTTAAACCTAACGTAGGACCTCAAACAGAGTTTCTTGCAGCAGGTGAAAGAGAAGTTTTATATGGTGGTTCAGCAGGTGGTGGTAAGTCATATGCCATGTTAGCAGACCCACTACGTTACATGGGTCATCCATCGTTTAGTGGATTGTTATTACGACACACGACAGAAGAATTAAGAGAACTTATATTTAAGTCAAAAGAAATATACCCACAAATATGGAAGGGTATTAAGTGGTCAGAAAGAAAGATGCAGTGGGAAGCACCATCAGGTGCAAGGTTATGGATGTCATACTTAGACCGAGATGATGATGTACTTCGTTATCAAGGTTTGGCATTTAGTTGGATAGGGTTTGACGAATTAACCCAATGGTCTACTCCGTATGCTTGGAACTATATGCGTTCACGTTTGCGTTCAGTTGCACAGGATTTACCTGTCTACATGAGAGCAACAACTAACCCCGGAGGTCCGGGTCATCAGTGGGTCAAGAAAATGTTCATTGACCCTGCACCATACGGAAGACAATTTGATGCCACAGATATTGAATCAGGAAATGTTCTTTCCTATCCAAAAGGACACAGTAAAGCAGGACAAGCATTATTTAAACGTAGATTTATCCCTGCAAGATTATCAGACAACCCATACTTGTCTGCCCAAGGTGACTATGAAGCAATGCTTCTATCCTTACCTGAACACCAACGTAAACAGTTGCTTGAAGGCGATTGGGATATTAAAGAAGGTGCTGCTTTTACTGAGTTTGATAGGAATATTCACGTTATTGAACCTTTTCACATTCCAAGAAATTGGGTTAAATTTCGTGCTTGTGACTATGGTTATGGCTCTTATAGTGGTGTGCTGTGGTTTGCTGTTTCTCCAGACGAGCAGATTATTGTATATAGAGAGTTATATTGTAGTAAAGTACTTGCCACAGATTTGGCAGATATGATACTGGATGCTGAAGCTGATGATGGAAATATTAAGTATGGGGTTTTGGATAGCTCTCTTTGGCATAAACGTGGTGATACTGGTCCTTCTTTGGCTGAACAAATGATTATGAAGGGATGCAGATTTAGACCTTCAGATAGAAGCAAAGGAAGTCGTGTATCAGGAAAGAATGAGATACACAGAAGATTACAGGTAGACGAGTTTACAGAGCAACCAAGATTAGTTTTCTTTAACACGTGTACTAATATGGTTTCTCAACTACCATCTATACCTTTGGATAAGAAGAATCCTGAAGATGTAGACACAAGAGCAGAAGACCACTTGTATGATGCATTAAGATATGGTATAATGTCAAGACCAAGGTTTAGTATATTTGACTATGACCCAATGGGCAGACCTAGTAGCAATATGCCAATGGCAGATGCTACATTTGGATATTAAGGATATAACATGGCAGAAAAAGATGAAGTAACATTAGATGATGATTCTATAGCATTAGAGGATGTAAAGGATTCAGTATCTGATGATATAAATGTAAGTGGTATTATACCTTTTATTATGGACAGATACCAACGAGCAGAAGACTATCGTAATAATGATGAAGAACGATGGTTAAGGTCTTATAGAAATTATAGGGGGTTATACGGAAGTGATGTTCAATTTACTGAAGCAGAAAAGTCAAGAGTATTTATTAAAGTTACCAAGACAAAAACTCTCGCAGCTTATGGACAAATTGTTGATGTATTATTTGCAGGTAACAAGTTTCCTATTAGCATTGAGCCGACAGTGTTACCTGAAGGTGTTGCAAAAGATGTCAACTTTGACCCAAAGATGCCTGAACAGCTTAAAGGAGAAACTTCGTTGTCTTCGCCTTATGGTTTTAAAGGTGATGGCATGGATTTACCGAAGGGTGCTACTGAAAAAACATTGGCAGAAAGGCTGGGTCCTTTACAAGACAGTCTTGAAGAAATTGAAGAGCTGGAAGAAGGGGTAGGTAAAACACCTACTGCTGTTACATTTAGTCCTGCGATGGTAGCTGCCAAGTCTATGGAAAAACAAATCATGGACCAACTGCAAGAATCAGGAACAAGTAAACAACTAAGAAGCACAGCATTTGAAATGGCATTATTCGGAACAGGAGTAATGAAAGGTCCTTTTGCTATAGATAAAGAATATCCTAATTGGGATGAGGAAGGTAATTATAGTCCTGTATTTAAGACTGTACCATCTACTTCACATGTATCTGTATGGAATTTTTTTCCTGACCCTGATGCCGCCAACATGGATGAAGCACAATATGTAATTGAACGACATAAAATGTCAAGAACACAATTACGTGGTTTAAAGAAAAGACCATACTTTCGTGCAAACGTAATTGATGAGGTAATTGAAGCAGGAGAATCTTACGATAAGAAGTATTGGGAAGATGATTTATCTGATTATGCACCTGACCACGGAATAGATAGATTTGAAGTATTAGAATATTGGGGTATGTGCGATATTGATATGCTTGAAGAGAATGGTGTAGAGATACCTAAAGACCTTAAAGAATTTGACGAACTACAAACTAATATATGGATTAGTAATGGTAAGTTAATAAGAATGGTTCTTAATCCTTTCAAACCTGCCACTATACCTTACATGGCAGCTCCTTACGAACTTAATCCATATTCCTTCTTTGGTGTAGGACTAGCTGAAAACATGGATGATACACAGACACTTATGAATGGTTTTATGAGAATGTCTGTAGACAATGCAGTGTTATCAGGCAACTTACTCATAGAAGTGGATGAAACTAACTTAGTTCCGGGGCAGGACTTATCTGTATATCCGGGCAAAGTGTTTAGAAGACAAGGTGGTGCTCCGGGTCAAGCTATCTTTGGTACTAAGTTTCCTAATGTATCAAATGAGAACTTACAGTTATTTGATAAGGCTAGACAACTCGCAGACGAAAGTACAGGATTACCATCGTTTGCTCATGGGCAAACAGGTGTATCAGGTGTAGGTAGAACTGCTTCAGGTATATCTATGCTAATGAACGCAGCAAGTGGTAGTATTAAAACTGTTATTAAAAATGTAGACGATTATTTGCTCAAGCCACTAGGCGAAGGTATGTTTCGTTTTAATATGCAGTTTAACTTTGACAAAGATATAAAAGGTGACTTAGAAGTTGTTGCACGTGGAACAGAAAGTCTTATGGCTAATGAAGTACGTAGTCAGAGATTGATGTCTTTCTTACAAGTAGCATCTAATCCTGTACTTGCACCGTTTGCTAAGTTTAATTACATAATTAGAGAGATAGCAAAGTCTATGGAGTTAGACCCTGAAAAGGTAACTAATAATATGGATGAAGCAGCAGTACAAGCAGAACTGTTAAAAAACTTTCAAGGTATAACACCTGACCAATCAGGTCAACCACCTGTAGGTGCTAACCCACTAGACCCCACAGGAACAGGTGGTGGTAATATAGGTACAGGACAAGCACCTGTGCCGGGCGAACAAGGATTTTCAGGAAATGATGGACAAGCAGGTGCTGCAGCAAATCAAGCCACTAGTGAACAACCTCAAGCTACTGAACAGCTTCAATGATTACATTGACTTACAGATAAGTAAGCAACATAAGATACTAGAGCAATCTAGTGATATAACTATTC